TGCTAAGTCTATTGATAAAATAGATAAAGAAGAATTTATTAAATATGCTTCAATGTTTATTAAAGAATATGATTATGTATTCTATGTTTCTCCTATTGGGGTAGAAATTGAAGATAATGGGGTTAGAGAGACTAATGCTAAGTATCGTGAATTAATTGATATGACTATCAAACATATCACTAAAGACAATTTAGATAATTTTAAAAACTTTGGAATTATATCAGGTACTACTGAACAGCGTATTGGACAGGTTAAACATTACCTAGGTTTTTGATATATTTATATATGAATGGTTGGAATTTACAAGATATTATCCCCTACAAATAAAATTTATATTGGTCAAAGTATAGATATAGAAAGACGTTTTAAAGAATACAAAAATCTTTATTGCAAAGGACAACCTAAAATATATAATTCTCTTAAAAAATACTCCCCAGAAAACCATATTTTTGAAATATTAGAAGAATGTGATATTAATCAACTTAATGAAAGAGAATTATATTGGAAACAACATTATAATTCAATTGAAGAAGGATTAAATTGTGAATTATATGATAATGGGACTGGACCTAGAGCTGAAATAACTAAACAAAAAATAGGTTTAGCTCATAAAGGAAATAAATATAATGAGGGAAAAACTCGTTCAGATAAAACAAAAAAGAAACAATCTGAAATAGCTAAATCACAATCTTGGAGAAAAAATGTTGGTCATAAACAAAAAGGAAAACATAAACATTCTGAGCAACATATAAGTACAATGTTGAAAAGAATTATAGATAATAATACTGGAATTATATATAATAGCTGCACAGAAGCTAGTTTAGATTTAGGTATATCTATGTCTTTAATTAGTAATTCCTTAAAAAAATTATATAAAAAATCAAAATGGAATTTTAGTTATTATGAGTAATAATACAGACATAAAGCAGATAATAAGAGAAGAGTATGTAAGATGTTCACAGGACCCTGCCCACTTTATGAAGAAGTATTGCAACATTCAGCATCCAACTCGAGGTAGAATCATATTCAATTTATACCCATTCCAAGAAAAAGTATTACATTTATGGAGAGACAATCCATATGATATAATACTTAAATCTAGACAGTTAGGTATATCAACATTAGTAGCAGGTTATTCATTATGGTTAATGTTATTCCAAAAAGACAAAAACGTCTTATGTATAGCTACTAAACAAGAAACAGCTAAAAACATGGTAACAAAAGTTAAATTCATGTTTGAAAATCTACCATCATGGTTAAAAATACCCGCTGAAGAAAACAATAAACTAACATTACGATTAAGTAATGGTTCACAAGTTAAAGCAGTTTCAGCAGCAGGTGATGCAGGTCGATCAGAAGCCGTTTCACTCCTTATTATAGATGAGGCTGCTTTCATTGATGGTATTGCTGAGATATGGGCATCAGCTCAACAAACCTTAGCTACTGGAGGAGGAGCAATTGTATTATCTACTCCATTTGGTACTGGTAACTGGTTTCATCAAACATGGGTTAAAGCAGAAGCAGGTGAAAATGACTTTTTACCTATTAAATTACCATGGTATGTTCATCCTGAGCGAGATGAAGCTTGGAGAAAACGACAAGATGACTTGTTAGGTGACCCAAGAATGGCAGCTCAAGAGTGTGATTGTGACTTTAATACATCAGGAGATGTTGTATTTTATCCTGAGTATTTAGACTTTATCACACAAACATATGTTAAAGATCCATTAGAAAGACGAGGTGTAGACCATAACTTATGGATTTGGGAACCAGCAGATTATACTCGTAGTTATATGGTTGTAGCTGACGTTGCTCGAGGTGATAGCAAAGACTTCTCAGCATTCCATATTATAGATATTGATACTAATACACAAGTAGCTGAATATAAAGGCCAAATATCACCAAAAGAATTTGGTTATTTACTAGTAGCTATCGCAACAGAATATAACGAGGCTTTATTAGTTGTTGAAAATAATAATATAGGATGGGCCACTCTTGACTCAATTCAAGAAAGAGGATACAAAAACTTATATTTTTCTCCCAAAACTGAGGCAATAAATGCTGAATCTTATCTAGAAAAACTTGATGATCCATCAAAACTTGTACCTGGTTTCTCAATGAATTTAAGAACAAGACCACTTGTCATTAATAAATTTCGTGAGTATATTGGAGACAAAAGTGTTATTATACAATCTAAACGCTTAGTTGAAGAAATGAAAGTGTTTATATGGAAAAATGGCAAAGCTGAAGCACAATCAGGTTATAATGACGATTTAGTTATGAGTTTTGGAACAGCAATGTATGTAAGAGACACAGCTTTAAAATATAAATCACAAGGTGTTGACTTAGCTCGTGCAATGTTAAGCAATATAGCAGTTAATAAACCAAATTTTAATGGAGCATACGCTCCAAACCAATATAATAACCCATATCAAATAAACTACGGTCACGGACAAGAGGACATTAGTTGGTTATTATAATATTTATAACATATAATTAATTTAAAATGGCAGATACTAGTATATTTTCGAGGCTACAGAAATTATTTTCAACAGATGTAATAATTCGTAACGCTGGAGGAAATGAATTAAAAGTAATGGATGTTAATAGCATCCAAATGACCGGAGAATATCAAACAAACTCTTTAGTTGACAGATACAATCGTATATATTCAAGTAATAGTACCTCACTTTATGGTGCTCAATTAAATATTAACTGGAAATACCTACGTACTCAAATCTACTCAGATTATGATGCTATGGATACAGATGCTATCATCGCATCTGCTTTAGATATAATCGCAGACGAATGTACTCTCAAGAATGATATGGGAGAAGTACTTCAAATTAGAAGTAGCGACGAAGATACACAAAAAATATTATATAACTTATTTTATGATGTATTAAATATTGAGTTTAATATGTGGTCATGGATTCGCCAAATGTGTAAATATGGAGACTTTTTCTTAAAATTAGAAATAGCTGAAAAATTTGGTGTATATAATGTCATCCCATACACCGCTTACCATATTGAAAGACAAGAAAATTACGATCCTAAAAAACCAGCTGAAGTAAGATTCGCATTTTCACCAGATGGTTACGCTGGTGGATCAGGTTATTATGGTTTAGGAGGAAAAGATAATTACGCTACTAGAAAAAATGATAGTAATATCTATTTTGATAACTATGAAATGGCTCACTTCAGATTAATCACTGATGTAAACTATCTTCCATATGGTAGATCATATCTAGAACCAGCTCGTAAATTATTCAAACAATATATCTTGATGGAAGACGCTATGTTAATCCATCGTATTGTTCGCGCCCCAGAAAAACGTATTTTCTATATTAATGTTGGTTCAATACCACCAAATGAAGTAGAAAACTTCATGCAGAAGACTATCAATACAATGAAGAAAACTCCATTTATTGATCCTCAAACTGGTGAATACAATATGAAATATAATCAACAAAACATATTAGAAGATTTTTATATCCCGGTAAGAGGTAATGATAGTGCTACTAAGATTGAACCTACTAAAGGTATGGATTATACAGCAATTGAAGATGTAGTTTATTTAAGAGATAAATTATTCGCTGCTTTAAAAGTACCTAAAGCATTTATGGGTTATGAAAAAGACTTAACCGGTAAAGCAACATTAGCAGCTGAAGATATTCGTTTTGCTCGCACAATTGATCGTATTCAAAGAATCATCATATCAGAATTATATAAAATTGCTTTAGTTCACTTATATACTCAAGGATATAAAAACGAACAGTTAACTAATTTTGAATTATCATTAACTACACCTTCTATCATTTATGATCAAGAAAGAATTGCGTTAATGAAAGAAAAGGTAGATTTAGCTCGCCAAATGATGGAAACTAAATTATTACCTACTGATTGGATCTATGACAATATCTTCCATTTAAGTGAAGACCAATATGATGAATACAGAGATTTAATTGCGGAAGACCAAAAACGTACCTTCAGATTAAAACAAATTGAAAACGAAGGTAACGACCCA